ATTACTAAAAAACTAGAACTTAATATTCAAATGAGTGGGGATGCCAAACACGGAAATTCGTGGCTTGATACTCACTAGTTAAATGGGTTAGCGGTAAAACGTTAACCCAACAAAATTATAGAAAGATCAAAATAATGAATAAAAACAATATGATAGGGATAATTGACGGTGATGTATTGATATACAGGGCATGTCATAAAGCTTTAAAAGATAACTTAGATGTTAAGACTACATTTGATGAAATATACCAAAGTGTAAAAGATGAAATACAATGTGATAAATATTCATTACATGTATCTGCACGTGGAAATTTTAGAAGAGATATTAAACAAGATATTTTAATCTATAAAGGTAAGAGAAAAGAAAAACCTGTTAACTTTAAAGAGTGTAAAGATTATGTTTTACAAGAATATAAACCAGTTAGTAAAGAGGGTTATGAGGCTGACGATACTGCTTCTGTTGAGGCTACTGAGTATTTAAATAAAGGACAACTATATGTTTTAATTACTGTTGATAAGGATTGGATGATTATAGGTGGTTTGTTTTATAATATGATGCATAAGCACGTTAAAGCAATATCTAGATTTGATGCTTGTTCGTTTTTTAATACACAACTTTTAACAGGAGATTCAGTGGATAATATACCTGGTTTACGAGGGGTCGGTGTAGTCAAGGCTAGTAATTTATTAAAAGGTAAAACCTTAACTAAACAATTTGAATCTATAATTAGATTATATAAAAAACATCATCCTGAAGATTATATCGAGAGATTAAATGTAATGGGTAAAATGCTTTATTTAATTAAAGATTATAAAGATAATTCTGATTGGAATATAGAATACTGGGAAAGGTTTATAAAAAATGTGTAAACGTGAAAGTAAACTGAAATATTACAGATCAGTTAAAGGTATTTGCAGTCGATCATTTAATCACTGCAAAGACCGTGTTAAGAAATATAGATTAGACTTTGATTTAGACTTAGAATATTTAAGATCTATTTATCCTAAAGATAGTAGATGTCCTATTTTAGGTTATGTAATGAAACCTAGTCAAGGTCTTTTAGGTGGCGATAATTACAGTCCTACACTAGATCGTAAAGATCCTAGTAAAGGTTACATTAAAGGTAATGTAGAATTTGTATGTTCGTTAGCAAATAAAATGATGAGTAATGCAAGTGGTAAAGATTTAGTTCGTTTTAGTAAATGGATTGATGAGAGGTATAATAATAATATAACATGAGAGGTATAATATGGGTAAGAACACTAACTTTATAAAACATACAAGTTGTGAAAGTTGTGGTAGCAGTGATGCTAATGCAGTTTATAGTGACGGATCCGCTTTTTGTTTTTCTTGTAAGAAAACACAAGCCAAGGATACACAAGATACGGAAGTTGATTTTAGTGTTGTTCAAACTAATCTAAACTTAGATGAGATTGAATCATTACCTGTTGATAGCTTTAGAGGTATATCTAAACAAGTATTATACAATTCTGGTGTTAAGGTTGAGTACGATCAAGATAGAAATATTATTAGTCATTACTATCCAATCACAATTAATAAAAAGGTTAAAGCTTATAAGAAAAGAATTGTAGCTACTAAAGACTTTAGAGTTGTTGGTAAGGCTGAAGTTCCTGAATTATTTAATCAGACTAATTGTGGTAAGTATAGAAATTTGGTTATTACTGAGGGTGAAATAGATTGTCTATCTTTACTTGAGATGTTGACTAAAGCCAAAGCCAAGTTTGATGTTGTATCAATTGTTAATGGTGCTCAATCAGCTAGACGTAATATTGCTTCTAATTTAGATTTTGTTAATAAATACGATAAAGTATTTTTAGCATTTGATAATGATGAGCCTGGTGTTGCTTCTGCTAATGATGCCGCCCATGTTATAAAGCCTGGTAAATGTCACATTGTTAATAGTGTTTATAAAGATGCTAACGATGCTCTTTGTAAAGAACAATTAGCTATCGATAAATATTTATCTGATATCTGGGGTAGTAAGGTTTACAAACCTGACAACTTTGTTAGTGGTGAAAAAATCTGGGATGCTTTTAAAGAAAGATCTACAGTTAAATCTGTGCCTTATCCTGATTGTTTAAAGGGCTTGAATGATAAACTTTTTGGAATGAGATTAGGTGAGATAACTTTATTTACATCTGGTACTGGATCTGGAAAGTCTACTGTTGTTAAAGAAACAATATTAAACTTATTAGATAATACTGAAGATAAAGTAGGATTAATATCATTAGAGGAATCTATTGGTGATACTGCTACTAAACTTATTGGTATGTCTATTAATAAAAATATTAGAATGCCTGAAGATGTTACTGAAGAAGAAGCACGTAAAGGTTATGAAAAAGTATTTGGTGATGAAAGATTAATTCTTTTAGATCACCAAGGATCTGTAGCTGATACTTCTTTGTTAGATAGGATTGAATACTTAGCAGCGTTAGGTTGTAATTATTTGATACTTGATCATATAACAATTGCTGTAAGTGAAGGTGTAGACGGTGCTACTGGAAATGAAGCGGTTGATAAAGTTATGAGTTCTTTGTTAAAAATTGTTAAAAGATATAATATTCACTTAACATTAATATCTCACTTAAGAAAAAGTTCTGGTGAAGGTAAAAGTTTTGAGGAAGGTATTATGCCTAATTTAGATTCTATAAAAGGATCTGGATCAATTAAACAAATAAGTTTTGATATAATTGGTTTTGCAAGAAACATGATGGCATCTGAAAAATCTGATAGAAATATTGTAAAGTTTGCAGTATTGAAATCTAGATTTTCTGGTGACACTGGATCTGCAGGACAAGCCAGTTATAATGTAAACACTGGAAGACTAAATTATAGTGAAAATAATTTGGCTTTTGAAGAAGTGTAGTAAACCAGTTTCGGTTAGAAGTTAGTAATGTACGTAAGACTAGATATAGCAGGCAACTAACAGACAATGATACAAGGATGATAAATAGACTATCCTCTCTCAGTCTACATCAGTATTAGTAAACCGAAGCAGCTGAGCAACCTGTTTAAAAGGCTCACAAGATTTAATAGGGGGTTTTAATGCCCCCTATAATTTATTTTAAAATTAATTTTAATATAGATTTTTCACCTAAATATATTTCTGTTTCTGCTTCAGATTTTATACATTGATATTCTATACGATCTGTACTCGCCCTCGTGGCAATTCTCTTTGCCTTTAAACAAGTAGACATTGAATCTTGTATTCTATGTTCTTTTATTTCCCCATTAACGATCATTAATAAAGCTATTACTATTTCAGTCATAATTTTTTCCCTTCCCATTTGCTCTTACTTTGTCTTTTAATTCTTCAACATCATCTAAGGCTTTTTCTAATTGAGATTTAAGAAATTCTATATTAACTTTATTAGTCATATTTTGCTCTTGATTTGTAATTAACTTCTCAACATCCTCAAACAAACCTTCAATCAACATAAATTGTTCTTGGTCCGTAGGTTTTTGTTCAGATTTTTTTAGTAAGTCAGCTTGAAATAATTCTCTTGACGTTTCTAGACTTGTGAGTCTTGCTGTTAATTCAGTATAAGCAAAAATCCCCATTGAAATACCCACAATCACACCAATCATATTTTTAATAGGCATTGCTACTGATGTATTTTCTGATACTTTCATCTTGTAGGTCCTCCAAATAAAGCTAGCAAACACATCATGATTATAAGTATAGCCGTAAATCTATAATCCATTTGCTTCTCCATTATTTCTTTCTTTTGTTTTTTAATATTTTAACTCTAGAATGCCAACACCAGCTAGTTAACTTAATTGCATAAGTTTCTATAAATGATATTGCATTATCTAAAGCACCAAAAATGTTAGATATAAATTTATCCATTATACTCTCCCAAATAATTCTATTATTATTGTACCCATACCTAGTACAACCATTCCGATCATACCAAGTATAGCTTTTTCATTTCTTTGCATTTGTGCTTTTAAACCATCTATTTTTTTATTGGTTTCATTCTGCATTATTCTACATAGTTTTTCATGAGATTCTATTTTTTGTAATGCTATATTCTTTGCCATTATTTTTTACCGCCAGTACCTTTAAATATTTGTGTACCTTTAATACCATAAATAGATGCTACTACTAGAATCCATAAGTTAGTAAACCAACTTGGAAGTGTAGCAAACATATCAAAAAATAATTTAACCTTATCCATAGCAGTTGGATCATCACTTACCACTGCCCAAGCCAAAATTGCTATTGGGGCTGAGAGAACTATAAGTACCGCCTCATCCTTCCAATCCGAATTTCTTGATTCTAAAAGTTTTCCTTGATACTGCTCTTCACCTCTAGCCATTTTAGATGCATGCATTAATTGTGCATCTGACATAGCCATTTTTGTTTTTTGTTTATTAGCGTAAATTTTGCTTCCAGCGGAAACCGCTAATTTTATTGCTGATAACCACATATTAATCTCCTTATGATAGTCTTTTAATTATAAGATTTCTATTAGTTATTCTGATAGATGTAGCATTACCAAAATAAGATATTTTCCATTCAATAGTATCGTTAGCTGCAAAATTATAAACAAATGAAGTAGAAGCATTAGTTTTTCCTGAATCATTTGAGTTATTTGCAGTATCTTCAACTTTAGATATAGGGCCAAATTCTGTTCTTCCCTCTTGTATAAATGTAGTACTATTTTTATAGCAATTAACATTCATGTTTGAAAAATCAGTTATGTTAGTCGGGTTTGAACCTGTTCTACACATACCTGACCAAGTGATTTCATACCTACCCGCATTAACAAGTGTTACAACTTCTTTATTAGTATCAATCGAGAAGTCATTTGAATCTGATATATATTCATTTGCTTCGAAACTTATACGAGCCTCAGAAGTAGTTATTGTTTGATCATAATTTGATTGGAAATGAGCCATAGAAACGTATAAACCGCCCCCACCACCTGATAGTTCCGTACCACTTACATATAAAGCCATTATTGAATCTCCTTTAAGCAGAATTTAAATTTCTTACCATTTTTGTTGTTAATAATAAATAGATCCTCAGCACCCTCTTGAATTGTCCAATTACCAGTAGTCCCATCAACAGAGTTACCTTCTTTGTGTCTTTCATTAGATAAGTGTAAGTCACCAGTATAAATGTTTTGCCATTGTAAACTTGTAGAACCTAAGTCTTGAGCATTATCAGTGAACGGCATTATAGAACCATTAGTTCTTAACACAGTAACATTGTTATCACCTAAAGTGATTTCATTTTGAACTGTACCAACAGATACGTCAGCACCAGCACCTATAACAGTATTATTACTTCCAGTTGTTAAACTCCAAGCACCACCTTGACCTATAACTGTATTATCACTTCCACCAGTCATATTGAAACTACTCATAACACCCATTGTTATAGATGTATTTGTTGTAACAGCCTTTTCCATAGATCTAGAACCTATAGCAATATTTTCACCACCTGTTGATATCTTCTTACCTGCACTTTGACCTATAAGTAGATTAGAGTTACCAGTAGTAATAGCAGTACCCGCATCATAACCAATACCTATTGTATTAATAGCACTAGTTATTGAGTTAATCGCATTTTCACCTAAACCTAAATTCTTATCTGTGCTGTCATTAATAGCATCAGATAATCCATCAATATCACTAGCACCACCACCACCTGCAGCTGCTAAAGTTATATTAGTACCGTTCCAAGTTAATACATCACCATTAGTTGCACCTGAACTTAATCCAGGTATTCTTAATGAAGTTATATTAGTATCACCTAAAGTTATTTCATTATTTACAGTTGAAGCACTTGCTTGAGCATTATAACCTATACAGATATTATTATCTCCATTAGTTATTGTTTCACCCGCATCCATACCTATCATGGTATTTTGAAAACCAGAATTTATAGAATCTCCTGCATCTTTACCTATAGCAACATTTGAGTGACCACCTTGTAAATTTATTAAAGCATTTGCACCTACACTTGTATTATTATCACCAGTAGCAGAAGATCCACCTTGAGATTTATATCCAATAGCACTATTACCACTACCGCCTGTTCTTAATTGACCTACCATGCTACCGACAAAAGTATTTTGACTGTTATCACCATCAAGCATTAACCCTGCATCATAACCTAATGCTACGTTGTCATCACCAGTAGTATGATTTACTAATGCTCTATATCCGATACCTACATTTCTTAAGCCATTACTAGCTTCATCTCTTAATGCATCTACACCTATACCTAAACTATTACCTTCATAAAACACATCAGTTAAATCATTAAGTCCAATTGTAGGTACACTAGGTGTAGCAAGTACAATTTTAGATCCATCATATGTTAATACATCATTAGTTGAAGCACTTGAACTTAACCCAGGTATTCTAAATGAAGTAACATCAGCATTACCAATCGTAATTTCATTATTAACTGAAGCTGAACTAGGTTGAGCACCTGTACCAACAAAAGTATTATTATAACCACTAGTTAATTGTTGACCTGCAGCACTACCAATAGCTGTATTACTATAACCACTACTAGCTAAATTTGACATAGCACTTGCACCCATAGCAGTATTGCCTGAAGCCGTTGTTTGTGTAAATAATGCATTATGACCAATAGCTGTATTACCACTACTAGTTGAGTTCAGCATTGTTGATCTACCTATAGCAACGTTTTGTTGACCAGTAGTATTTTGTCTTAATGCTTGACTACCAATTACAACATTATCACCACCAGTAGAAGTATCTCGACCTGCAGTATAACCTATAAATACACTATGAGATTTAGTATTAGTTTTACCTGCTTGGTAACCAATACCAACAGTTGAACCTGTAGTAGTCATACTAGATAAAGCTTCTTTACCTAAGGCAATGATGTTATCACCTGTAGTAAGATTTGTGCCTGCATCTTTACCAATACCAATATTATCTGCACCATCAGTAAGTGATCCTAAAGATGAATCACCAATTGATAAATTACTACCACTATCATCTGTTCCTGTCGTGCTATGATTAGCACCTATATGAATATTTTTCTCTCCATCAAGGGCTGTAAAAATATTTACATCATTTAATTTACCAATACTGTCAGTTTCTTTAATTACAGATAAAGGTAATTTTAATTCTATATATTGTGACATTTAAAATTCTTTCTTGTTTATATGCGGCCCATATAATTAATATATGAGCCACATAAATAGTATTATTATTTGTTCATTAATACCCATCCGAAAGTATTACTTCCAGACCAGATTAATCTAAATGCAGCACCATTAACGGCTACACTTAAATCAGAAGCTGAACTTGCAATAGGATTACCATTTCTTCCAATAGTAATATTATTAGTTGCAGCTGAATTAGATGAATCAATAACATGTACTTCATCACCAACACTTGGAGATGCAGGTAAAGTTACAGTTAAAACTCCACTAGCAGTGTTAACAAAGTAACCTGTATTTATTGCAGCAGAAAACGAAGCAGTTTTAATTCCTGAATCAAATGCTAAACCTGCAGCCGCAGCATTACCTGGAGCCCAGTTTGAACCATTCCATATCAATACTTGACCACTAGTTGGTGCAGCAGTTGAAGTATCAACATCTGAAAGTACATCAATACTATCAGTAGTTTCAACCATTGCAGAAATTGCAGCAGGTTGTACAGCTGAATCAGCTTTAGTACCTTGTGCACTTGTAGCAAAACCAGAAGCCGCAGTAATAGAGTAAGTTCCAGATCCATCAGTAGTCATAAGACCAGCAGAAGTAAAGTCACCATCTAGAACAACATCAGCGTGAGATGTTTCAGATTGTAAAGCACTAGCAGCTAAAGCACCTTGAGCAGCAGTAGCATAAGCAGAAGCAGCAGTAGTTGCAGCAGTACCTAAACCTAAAGTAGTTCTTGCAGTAGCAGCATCAGCGTCATCAACTAGAGTTAATCCAAATGTAGATACAGCAGAAGATGCTAATTTATTTGTGATTGCAGCATTTAAAGTATCATATACAGCAGCGTCATCATTGATAGCAGTAGCAATTTCTTCTAGAGTATCAAGAGTTCCTGGAGCAGATCCAACTAAGTTATTGATTGCAGTTGATACATCTGTAGTAGTTGCATAATTTGAATCATTTGTAAAAGTTGAGATGTTAGTAGGTGCACCAGTTAAATCACCGTAAGCACCACTTGTAGCAACAGTAGCTAAAGCTGAAGTAGCAACCTTAGCAGCTAACGCAGCAGTTAAACCTGTAACTTGAGATTCAGCAATTGTTAAAGCCGTTTGATGGGCTGTAACATTACTCTCAGATACGGCTTGTAAAGCTGAATCAGCTTTTGTTCCTTGAGCACTTGTTGCCAAGTGCCCGTATCTTATAGTATTATAAGTCGACATTTTATTTATTTTCCTTTGTTAATTAATTAATTATCTTTCGGTTAATACCCAACCATAAGTAGTTACAAATAATAATTCAACAGCGGCTCTATTTAAAGCTACAGTTAAATCACTTGCATCTCCTTGTATTGTATTATTATTTCTATTTATTGTTAAATTATTAGTAGATAGATTATTACCAATATCTATTATTTTTATTCTTTGTCCATTACTAGGCGAAGCAGGTAACGTAGCAGTTATAGTATTATTTGTTGTGTCTACTAAATATGCATTAAAGTCTGTAGATGTTGCAATACTAAAACTTGAAACCTTAGTCGCAAGATCTATTATCATTCCACCTGAACCACTTGAACCAGAAGTACTAGCTATATTCGATTTAGATATAGTTGGTATTTGTGCATAAGTTCTACCAGTCCCGCCATCATTTCTAATACCATGAAATAGATGTATAGGAGCACCACTACCATTAGCTTGAGCAGTAGCTATTAACTCATTTTCAACTTCAGACCAAATTTGAATACTATGATCAGCATAATATCTAAGACTAATCATACCTACTGGATTATTAACACCTATTCTTCTATATGAAGGTATAGATCCACCACCAGCAGTAAAATAACCATCGTTAGAACTACTTGGTGAACCCGCTGCTGAAGTATTAAAATTATAATCAGAGCCAATAATACTTTCATTAGTTTGATATTGGAATCTATTTACTAGTAAAGTATCTGCATTTGTAACAGCCGAACTATTGTTTGTATAATTAGTTCCAAAATAATCTCCTCGAGCCACTAAATTTAAATTAATATTTATTTGCTCACCTGGAGATATAGATATACCACTTTTAATAACTGTATGATTTTCAACACCATTTTTAACACCATCTTCCGAAAGGTCAAAGTCGTGTGCAATTTCCCAGATAAAGTTAGTATTAGTTATAGCACCATTAGGGAATGTAGCATTAGACCAACCACCAAATTGTACTTTAAAAGAATCTACAGATAATGGAGTAATTGTTTTACCAATTGTAAATTCATTACCACCACTTCTATCTATTAATTCTAAATGACCATCACTTAAAAATCTAAGAGATAAAGGTGCATTGTTTGCAACTGAATATTCACTTCCACTATTATAATCAGAAACCTCTGTGTTTGTACTATCTGCAAATGTTCCAGTACCATCTTTAAACATAAATACTGTATTCCAATTTGTTTCAATTGTTTGACCACCATTAAATGCAGTAGCAGCTTGAGCACCATCCCAAATACCTAATCTAAATTGTCGATCAGTTGTCATATTAAAGTTAAATTCAGATCCTCTTTCTAATTCTTCACCCCAATAGAAAGGTCCTTGATTCCATACTGTACTAGTCATTGTTGAAACACCAACTGGATCATCAGCATTAGTGCCGTATGATATATACCATTGGTTACTTCCTGAAACCATTCCAACAGGATTGATTAAAGTAGAAGCATCAATACTAACTGTTGAAGCATCAGATTTAGTTAATACTAAATTAGTACCAACAATTGCACCACTTGATACTGATGGGCCACCACTAGTAGCTGTAGAAGCAATTTCTCCAGCAGCACTAATAGTAATATTACTACCCGCAGTTAAAGCAGCTACAACATTAGTTGTGTCAGTAACATCAGCTAAAGATTCAATAGCATTTAACTTAGCTAAATTAGCATCTGTTAAAGAATTGGTATCAGCATTATTTTCATAAGCAGTTTTAACTTCAGCATCAGTCATTGCACCACTTGCAGCTATAGTACCATCATTTGCAATAGTAATATTAGTTCCAGCAGTCAATGCAGCAACAACGTTAGTTGTGTCTGTTACATCAGCAGCAGTTTCAATACCAGTTAGTTTAGTTTTCTCAGCATCTGTAAAAGCGTTTGTATTAGCTTCAGCTTCATATGCAGTTTTAATTTGTGATGCACTTATAGATCCTGTTTGACCAACAACACTTAAAACAGCATTTGTAGGAGTTGCTAATAATGTGTAGTCAGCCATAGTTCCAGCAGAACCACCATTATGCATATAAGATTCATTAAGATCAGTTCTAACAACAACATCACCTTCTTGTAATGATAATGCTAGTTGAGCAGATTCACTTGTAGCTGTTCTTACACTTGTTAAAGCAACTGAGGCAACATCAATAACATCATTAGTAATAGTTACATTTGTTCCTGCAGTTAATTGATTAGGTATTGTAGGCTTATTAGTTAAAGTATTATAGTTACCATCAAATAATGAAGGCTTATTAGTTAAATTAGCATAATCACCATCAAACAAACTAGGCTTATTACTTAAAGTATTATAATCACCATCAAACAAACTAGGTTTATTACTTAGGTTAGCATAATCTCCATTAAATAAAGAAGGTAAATTAGTTAAAGTATTATAGTTACCATCAAACAAACTAGGTTTATTTGTTAAGTCATTATAATCACCACTAAAATCACTTGTTCCTCCGCCACCGCCAGAAGATTGAGCAACCCAATCATAGTCAGTACCATTCCAAGATAAAACCTGGTTAGTAGCAGCTGTTGATAAATTTAAATGATCATCTACATCTGCGTTTCTGTAATAAGTTATTCCTAATGGAACATTAATTAAATCATTATAGTCACCAGTTTGTGCAACAGTATGATAAACGGGTAAACCATTTAAATCACCATAAGCACCACTTGATGCTACAGCAGCTAAAGTACCAGTTTGTATAAATGAACTAGCATGATAACCATCTAACTTATCAGCATTAATGTTTAATGCGTTAATATATGGTTGTGTTATTCTAGCATCTATATCTGTATTGGCTCTTGATGTTGTGTAGTATAAATTAGATAAACCTTCAGGTACATTATTTGTAGTTTTAGTACCAAACCTTGTATCCCATGATGTATTAAAATCAGATATATTTAATTTAGTATTAACTACATTAGTTAGATTAGTAGCAAAGTTAGCATTATCATTTAATGCTGTAGCTAATTCTTCTAAAGTATCTAAAGTACCAGGTGCACCATTAATTAAATTTGCAACTTGAGTATCAGTATAACTTTGTAAAGCTGGGCTAATTAAACTTTCGATTTTAGTATTTAAATCAGTTAAACTAATTTTAAATTCATCACCTGAACTATTTCTAGATAAAAATAATAAGTCAGCATTATCTATAGAAGTTGTTGTAGAGTAAGAATCAATATCAAAAGAAGCACCAGCAGCACCAGTTAAACCAGTTGGGCCTTGAGGACCAGTAGCACCAGTTGAACCTGTTGGGCCTTGAGATCCCGCAGTTCCTGCAACACCTTGAGGACCAGTTAAACCTATTGCACCTTGAGGGCCAGTATTACCTATATCACCTTTTAAACCTTGTGAACCTGT